TGGGGACTTCGCCAGATTATCCGTACTGTCAGAAGCGTTAACTAACTACGAGGTTGAGTCTGCGCGGTTAATTCCGCTGGTTGACGCAAGCTCCGGGTTAGATGTAGACGAGTTCTCAACGTCGGAGACTGGTGAGGCTGTACAGGTGGGTGGTGGTGGTTCCAACGGAAACGCTAAGTCTCCCGTCACTGCTTACGAGGGTGGTTCTGCCCAGAAGATTCAGTGGATTGCCAGCAACATCCAGATGCTCGAACAGAAACTGTCACGTGCGTTTATGTACACCGGCAACTCTCGGCAAGGTGAACGTGTCACGGCTTATGAGATTCGCCAGAACGCCAAAGAGGCGGAAGCCGCTATGGGTGGTGGGTTCAGTATCCTGAGCGATACCTGGCTGCGTAAGCTGGCGTACCTGTACACTGCACTGGTGTACCCTCGCTTTAAGTTGTACCTCAGCGAAGGCGTGGTGAGCATCAACGTTACAGTAGGTACCTCTGCGCTGGCTAAGGCCGCAGCAGCGGACAAGCTGTTAGAGGCGGCACAATCCATGCAGCTGGCTATCCCGGTGCTTGAGCAGATTACCCCGCGCTTCAACAAGGATGCGTGCGTAGACTGGTACTTCGACGCCTACGGTATCGTCAGCGAGCCGTTCATGTACACCGAAGAGCAGCTGCAGCAGAAGCAAGAAGTTCAGGATGCGTCTGCCGATGTATCCGCAGGCGCAGCACAGGACCAACTCCAGGGCTTAACAGCAGCAGACCCGACAGTAGCAGGTAAGCAGCTGGGCTTATTACCAAGTTAACAACAGAGGCATAGATGGATAACGTAGAAAACGGTCAGAACGTAGAAGCTACCCAGGTAGAGAACCAAGGCGGCCCTAAGATTCCGGGCCTAGGTGCTCCCCTTAACGCCCCGAACAATCAAGGCGTGCAGGATGCACAGACCCCTACCCAGCAGCAACAGGGCAAAGATTCCCCTGACCCTGCTAAGATTCCTCTGGATATCGAAGCCCTAAAAGCGGCCCTGGATAAGGGTGGCGATAGCGCTAAGGAGCAGCCTCAGGAGCTGGCTAAGACAGGCAATCCGACGATTGACGCCGGGGTAGCCATGTTGAAGCAAGTATCTGGGTTAACTGACTCTGATATGGTGCGGGCACTTGGTAAGGCCCTGGAGTATCAGGACCCTAACCTAATCGATACGGCCTTCATTAAGGAACGTTTCGGCGAGCACGCTGCTTACGCAGAGCTGCTGGCTAAGGCGTACCTGGAAGACCAGGTTGGCCAAGCCACCAAGGCAGTACAGGAAGCTTACGATATTGTAGGTGGTAAGGAGAACTGGGAGGTAGCAGCGCAGCTGTTTAATTCCAAGGCCCCTGAACCTCTGCGTAACGCAGCTCGTGTACTTGCTAACGCTGGTGAGCTTAAACAGGCCGCAGAGTTAGTGGCAAGCTTCTGCCGGGATATGGGTCTTATCAAGACACAGAACCCAATGGTACGAGGTGTAGCCAGCAACAACGCATTATCTGCTGCGGACTTCCGTGCAGAGTATACCAAACTCCGTCAGGAAGCGGGCAACCGTAGCTTGGCATCCCCACAGTTCAGTCAACGTTATAACGATTTGCTCGCACGCCGTGAAGCTGGTAAGCGCGTAGGTCTTTAATCTCATTTAAAAGGAAAAGTAAGATATGGCAGATACTATCTATAAAAGCAACCTGACTCGCCCGCACTGGGGCGGCGCTGCGTCTGACGTAGACATTCACCTGGAAGTGTACCAGAACGAAGTGGATACCCGCTTCCAGTATCAGGCCCTGTTCCTGGGCCTCTCCAGCCAGCGCTCTATCAGCGGTTCCAACACCTACCGTATTGACCGCCTGAACACCTCTTCGGTGAAGGGTCGTCGCTCCGGTGAGGCGCTGGATAGCACCCCGGTCCGTAACGATAAGATGATTATCGTGGTGGATACGGTGCTGTATATCCGTAACCCGATTGACTACCAGGATGACTGGACCGGCCCGGACTTCCTGACCGAGATGGGCCAGAACAACGGCTCCGAGTTCGCGGAGACCTTCGACCAGGCGCACCTGATTCAGCTCATTAAGGGTCGCTCCTGGGTTGCACCGGCGCATCTGAAACCGGCGTTCAACGAC